TAATCGTAGTGACTTTTTTAATGCTAAACTTCCACGCCACTTTAAGCGAATGCTTGCTATGGGGCAAACTTATGGTTGGACAGGCGATGAACACAGTCGTGGACAATTGAAGCGACAGTTTATTTCTGCGCATGCTAATCATGTAAATTTTAAGTTGAAGCGACAGTCTATGGACACTGGAAACAGTGAAGAATAATGCATTCTCTAACTGAACTTCGTGATTTTCTTGCCTCTAAAGAAATAGAGATAAAAGAATTTAATGGTTGGAGACTGATAGTTGGTAAGGATATTTGGACTATGTTGCAGGATTCTTTTTATAAGAATAATGAGAAACAAAGTCTAAAAGAAAAAGGTCTATTTGACAAATATAAAAAGGTGAAAACAAATGACAATCAAAGCAATCAAACTCGTAAATGGCGAGGAATTAATTGTAGAAATCGTAGATGATGGTGATGTTGAATTAACGTTCACTAATCCAGTTGCCTGTGTTCTTCAGCGTGGTAAAGATGGCGCACCAGTTCTTGGTTTTATGCCATGGATGCAAGCAAGCAATCCTCCGTTCACAATCAAGAAGAATCATATTCTTGTTATCGCAGAGGTTGCTGATGATGTGAAAAACGGGTATAATCAGATATTCGGCGCGGGAATAGTTGTACCGCCAAAGCAATTAATCACAGGGTGATATGTCCGATTTCTACACTAACGTCTGCGTCTCTGGAAAGTTTATTCTTTTCAGAGGCGTAGAAAACGACAAGCGTGTCCGACGAAAGATTGAGTATCGTCCGACATTTTATTTGTTAAGTCAAGAGCAAACTGACACAAGAACATTGAATGGTGATTTCGTAAAGCCGATACAGCCAGGCAATATTTCAGAGTGTCGTGATTTTTTAAAGAGGTATGAGAGTGTCGATAATTTCCCTGTTTTTGGTAATAATCGCTACGAGTATGCTTTTATTGCCGATACTTTTGCTGATGATATACTCTGGGATGTTAATAAAGTTAGCATTGCCTATCTTGACATCGAGGTCGGATCTGAGAATGGATTTCCCGAACCAAGAGATGCTGCCGAAGAAATCACAGCAATCACTATCAAACTCAAAGGTAATTATTTTGTGTTTGGTTGCGGCGATTATAGCAAGCATCGTGACGACGTGCACTATGCAAAGTGTCGAGATGAACTCGATCTTATACGAAGATTCCTTGACTTCTGGGCAAGATTCCATCCTGATGTAATCTCTGGCTGGAATATTAAGACATTCGATATTCCATATCTTGTAAATCGCATCACCAAAATTCTTGGTGAGTCAGAAGCAAAAAAATTATCTCCTTGGAATTATCTAGACAAACGCGAAGCATACTTTATGAATCGCGAGCATATGATCTACGATATTGTAGGTGTTGCTACGCTAGATTATATTGAATTGTATCGCAAATTCACATACGCGCAACAAGAATCATATCGTCTCGATAATATTGCTCATGTTGAATTGGGAGAAAAGAAACTCGACTTTAGTGAGTTCGAGACACTTCATCAATTGTACAAACAAGATTATCAAAAGTTCATTGAGTATAATATCAAAGACGTAGAACTTGTTGAGAAACTCGAAGACAAGATGAAGTTGATTGAGTTGGCTCTGACTCTTGCATATGATAACAAAGTAAACTATGATGATGTGTTCACTCAAGTGCGCATGTGGGATGCGATTGTTTATAACTACCTCAAGAGAAAAAATGTTGTTATCCCGCAAATGAAAAAGGGTGACAAAAAAACAGCATACGAAGGTGCGTATGTAAAAGAACCATTACTAGGAATGCATAATTGGGTTGCTTCGTTTGACTTGAACAGTCTGTATCCGCACTTGATCATGCAATATAATATTTCAATGGAGTCTCTTATCGAACCAGCCAAGTATACTGATGAGATGAAAGATTTTATTGGCAATAAACGAATTAATGTTGATACGCTACTCAGTCAACAAATCGACACTACTGCTCTCAAAAAAATGGGCGTGACTCTTACACCGAATGGTCAACTGTTCAGCATCAAAGAACAAGGCGTAATGCCCGAGATTATGGACAGCATGTACAAAGATCGCACACGCTATAAGAAATTGGCACTAGAAGCAAAGAAGAAAATCGAAACAGTGCTCGAAGATAACAATCAAGTTAAGTATTTGGAAAATCAAATCTCGCGATATAATAATCTTCAGTTGGCTAAGAAGGTCACGCTGAACTCTGCTTACGGTGCGCTGGGCAATCAATACTTCCGCTTCTTTGATACTCGTATCGCTGAGGGTATTACTACAGCAGGTCAGTTGTCGATTCGTTGGATCGAACAAAAGATTAACAAGTATATGAATGTTCTACTCAAAACTGGCAATGAGGATTATGTTATTGCTTCGGATACAGATTCAATCTATCTTAACCTTGGTCCAATCGTAGATAAATTCTTCCCGAATACGAATGATACAAAAAAGGTTATTCGATTCATGAACAAAATTTGTGAAGAGAAGATCCAACCGTTTATTGACCAATCGTATGAAGAACTTAAAGAATATGTTAACGGATACCAGCAGCGTATGGAGATGAAGCGAGAATCTCTTGCTGATAAGGCAATTTGGACTGCGAAGAAGCGTTATATCCTTAACGTCTATGATAGTGAGGGTGTCGCCTACGCAAAACCTAAACTCAAGATTATGGGGCTTGAGGCTGTTAAGTCTTCAACTCCCTCCGCCTGTCGCACGAAAATTAAAGAAGCAATTAACATTATCATGACGCAAACGCAAGATGATCTTCATAGATTTATCGAAAAATTCAGAGCAGATTTTAACAAAATGCCAGTCGAAGATATCGCATTTCCTCGCAGCGTCAATGGTTTATCTGAGTATGCTGATGACAATAGTATCTTTAAGAAAGGAACACCCATTCATGTAAAAGGTGCCTTGGTGTACAATCATTTCTTGCGAGAAATGAATCTTACTAAAAGATATCAAGTAATTCAAGAGGGTGAGAAGATCAAGTTTATCTATCTAAAACAACCAAACTTATTCAATAATAATACTCTTGCATTCTTATCTGGCTTGCCCAAACAACTTGATGCTGAACAATACATTGATTATGATTTACAATTCGAAAAATCATTTATCGAACCGCTGAGTATAATTCTATCTACAATAAATTGGCAGACAGAAAAAATTGAAACTTTAGATTGCTTTTTCGTTTAACATATACTATAATAGACTATCCAAATACATGGAGAATACAAATGAGCCTACTCGACAAACTCAAGAAAAATTCTACAATTAAAGACACCGCAATTCTTTCTCGCTCAATCTTTTTCGAAGAGAAGGATATGGTGCAAACTAGCATTCCTGCCATTAATATTGCGCTTTCTGGTTCACTTGACGGTGGCTTCACGCCTGGTCTCACAATGTGGGCTGGTCCGAGTAAACACTTCAAGACTGCATTCAGTTTGATTATGGCAAAGGCATATCAGGACAAGTACCCTGATGCTGTTGTTCTTTTCTATGACTCAGAGTTTGGTACTCCTCAATCATATTTCCAAAACTTCGGTATTGATAAAGAGCGCGTTGTTCATACACCAATTACTGATGTTGAGCAGTTGAAGTTCGACATTATGAATCAGTTGACTAATATTGATCGTGGTGATCACGTTATGATTCTAATTGATTCGATTGGTAATCTTGCCTCTAAGAAAGAAGTTGAAGATGCTCTTGAGCAAAAGTCTGTCGGCGACATGACTCGTGCTAAACAAATTAAATCCCTGTTCCGCATGGTGACGCCGCACCTTACGCTGAAGGATATTCCGATGGTTGTGGTCAATCACACCTATATGGAAATTGGTATGTTTCCGAAAGCAATCGTCGGTGGTGGTACAGGTTCTTATTACTCGGCTGATAACATCTATATTCTTGGTCGTCAACAGGAAAAAGATGGTGCCGATCTAGTTGGCTATTCATACATCATTAACGTTGAGAAGTCCCGTTATGTTAGAGAAAAGTCAAAGATCCCTGTCACAGTTCGTTTCGATGGTGGCGTTAGTAAGTACAGTGGTCTTTTGGATATGGCACTTGAGTCTGGTCATGTAACAAAGCCAAGTAATGGCTGGTATTCTCGTGTAAATACAAAGACTGGTGAAGTTGAACCTAAGAAGTGGCGTCTTGCTGATACAGATGTCCCTGAGTTCTGGGATCAGATTCTTGAAAATGATTCTTTCAAGGATTGGATTCGAGACAACTATTCGTTTGGTTCTGCAGTTACTACTGAGGACGAAAATGTTTAAGGAATTTATTGCCAGATATGAATTTTGGAAGGCAAAAAAACTTAAAATTGGTAAAGATTATGATTTTTATATAGATCTTTCTAATAAAGAAACAATAGCAATTAAAATACTCAAAAAATATCCAGGAGTCATCATCGAATATGCGAATATTCATATGTCGACTCATGTTGATTTGAGTTTTGATCTAACAATAGTCGCAAATCCAAACAATGTAAATACAGAATCAAGAAAATTTAAAAACTTTACTACATCCATATTCCGTAGTATTATTAATGACTCAGTAGAATATGCCAAAAAGGAAGCAATGAATGAAGACGGAAACGTTGGTGCTGTCGAATCTGATTCAAAACGAAGCGTTCATGAGGAAGTCACTACCCTTTTTGAAGAAAGAGTACCTGACAGAAAGCCACGAAAGAAAACTGTTCGAAGAAATAAAAGCGTTCATTCTGAAGTACAACAGTCTGCCTCCGATTGCGGCTCTGGAGATCAGTCTTAAAGAGTCGACTAAACTTACTGAAGTTGAGTTAAGTAAATCCCTGGAACTGCTAAAAGAAGTAGAAAGTAATAAGTCAGAACAAAAACTTGAGTGGCTCCTTGATACTACAGAGAAATTTTGTCAAGATAAAGCAATCTATAATGCGATTATGGATTCAATTCAGATCCTCGATGGCAAAGATACAAATAGGGGCAAAGGAAGCATTCCTGCTATTTTGTCTGATGCTTTGGGGGTTAGTTTCGATCCTCATATTGGTCACGACTTTTTGGATAGTTACGCTGATCGGTATGATTTCTATCATCGTATCGAGA